TGGTGTTTCAAGTTCAGGTCCTGACCACGTGTTAGGTGCTGACAACGCTACTGATTTAGCTGCTGGAACTTTTGATGGAACTGGTAACTTGGACTTAGGTTTCGCTTCAGGTGAGCATGACCCAATAGACGTTATGGCTAGAATGGCAAGACTATTAGACGAACAAAATGTTCCTGAAGAAGGAAGATGGTTCGTTGCTGGTCCTGACTTCTACGAAGTTCTAGGTCAAGCCTCTTCTAAATTGTTATCTGTAGACTTCAACGCAGGTCAAGGTTCAATTAGAAATGGTTTAGTATCAAGTGGAAAACTAAGAGGATTTGATATGTACAAATCTAACAACATTGCTGCAACATCTAATGCTGCTGGTAAATGTTTAGGTGGACATATTTCATCTACTGCAACTGCTAATACAATTCTTTCAACAGAAGTCCTAAGAGACCCAAGTTCTTTTGGCGACATCGTGAGAGGTCTTCATGTCTATGGAGCTAAAGTTCTTAGACCTGAAGCATTAGTAACTGCTTTCTACGGTATTGATTAAGAATAATCATTTGGGGGAGTCTTAGGACTCCTCCTTTTTTGAGGAATAAAATGGAAAACGAAAACATGACAGGAAACCCAAAACCAAGTGGAAATATTTCTTACTACAAATCTTTAAAAGAAAAAGAAGAAATGTGTAAGGAAATGGCTGGATATAATGACAGCTTAAAAGAGGGATACTATAACGAAAAAAATAAGGTGGAGAAATAATGGATTACGGAATGGATAAAAAGAAAAAGAAAAAAATGATGTACGGTGGCACAGCTCGTAAAAAAATGATGGGTGGTGGCATGAACGGAATGAAAAGAAAAAAAGCTGGTATGGGTAGAATGATGTACGCTGATGGTGGAATGCCACAAGCTAAACCTAATTAATCATGGCTAAAGGAGTAAAACATTATAAAAGAGATGGTACTGAACATAAAGGCAGTATGCATAAAATGCCTAATGGACAGTTACATACAAACAAATCTCATACTAAAACAAGTGTAAGATTATTTCATTTTAATGAGTTAAGTAAAACAGCAAAGAAAAAAGCTAAAGGCAAAAAATAATGGCTACTACATATCTAGATTTAACTAACGAAGTATTAAGAGAACTCAATGAGATTCCGTTGACTGCTGCAAACTTTGCAAACGCTACAGGTCTACAAAAGTTTGTAAAAGATACTGTTAATAAATCTATATTTGATATAGCTAACGAAGAACCTCAATTACCTTTCTTTTCTGCTGGAGTTAGTGGCTCTACAGACCCTTTTTATGGGAATGTAACAGTTGCTACAGTAGCAGGTCAAAGATTTTATACGTTGAAAGCTGATAGTTCTAGTATCACTACAGACTATGCTTCAATAGATTGGGATGATTTTTATGTAACAACAATTAACGTAAGTGGCGAAACAGCTCCTTATGTTTCTAAAGGGTTAAGATTTTTAACTCTTGATGATTGGAAAAGATACTATAGAGATAGTGAGAATGAAGATGATGCTAACTCACAAACATATGGAGAACCTAAATTTGTAATTAAGTCTCCAGATAGCAGGAAGTTTGGATTAAGTCCAATCCCTGATAAAGTTTATAATATACACTTTTATGCTTTCGTAAGACCCACTGCTTTGTCAGCTTACGATGACTCAATGGTTTTACCAGAGCAATACAGTAATATTGTAACAGCTAGAATGAGATATTATGTCTGGCAATTTAAAGAAAGTCCACAACAGGCTGCTTTTGCATTGGAGGATTATAAGAAAGGATTAAAATATATGAAATCTAATCTTATGAATCCAACGCCTAAGTATATGACAGACGATAGAAGATACTTTTAAATTATGGCACGTTCACAACCATTTACAGTAGCATGTGAAGGCGGTTTAGTTACTGCTTCTAATCAGATTGATTTGTTACGAAGACCCGGAGTAGCTACAGAGTTAGAAAACTTTGAAGTGGCTATAGAAGGTGGTTATAGAAGAATTAGTGGATTTACTAAGTTTGGTGGAGGTAGTGCAACTCAACCAACTGGAGGAGCTACTACTATATTAGGAGTATTTGCTTATGCAGATGGTGTTATAGTAACTGCTGGTACTAATATTTATTTTAGTAACGATGGAGCTACATGGTTACAAATAAATAAGCTATCTGCAGGTAGTGGTGATAACTACTCAACTTTTACAGGTAAATCAGCTACTGCAAGAACTGGACAAGGACAATGTCAGTTTGTACTTTTTGAAGGTGCAACATTTGATTACGGTGAAGTAATTATAGCTGATGGTGCTAATAAGCCTTGGGCTTTTAGAATGGAAGGCACAGGAGCTTTAAATACTAGAACATTTTTTACAGAAGAAATAACTGTAGATGGCACTAACGGAGTTAAATACATAACCATACATGACCATCATTTAATTGCAGCAGGAGTAGAAAATAATTTAAACACTGTTTATTACAGTGTCTATAATGACCCTAATAACTTTACAGGTACTGGTGCAGGTTCTGTAACCATATCAGACCAAATACAAGGTATTAAAGGATTTAGAACAGACTTAATAGTTTTTGCTGAAAACAGTATTCATAAATTAATAAATATAAACGATAGTTCTAATATTCGTATTGACCCTATTACAGAAAGTATAGGATGTTTAAGTGGTTATAGTATTCAAGAGATTGGTGGTGACTTAATATTTTTAGCACCAGATGGATTAAGAACAGTCGCTGGTACAGCAAGAATTGGTGACGTAGAGTTAGGAACTGTTAGTAAAGCTATACAACCTATAATGAGGGAAGTAGCTGAAAACATTAATAACTTTCAAATAACAAGTATAGTATTAAGAGAAAAGTCACAGTACAGATTATTTTATAGTAATGTAAGTGCTGTAGCTTCAGGACAAAAAGGAATTATAGGAACACTAAGACCAAACGGTTTTGAGTGGTCAGAAACAAAAGGATTAGAAGTAACAGAAATAGGTTCAGGATTTGATACAAATGGTATTGAAAAGTATTATCACGGGAATAATTCAGGTTATGTGTTTATACATGATTCAGGTGATGATTTTGATGGCAGTGCTATATTAGCAAGATATGCTACACCAGACTATGACTATGGTGATTTAGGAACTTTAAAAACTTTACACTATCTAAAAGTTTCAATAGCAGCAGAAGGATTGGTTACTCCAGAAGTTCAAGTTAAGTTTGACTATAATAGTGGAGATGTACCACAACCAGCTAGTAATTATTCACTAGGCACGGTAAATCCTTCATCAATATTTGGTAGTGCTGTATTTGGAACAAATATATTTGGTGCATCAGCATCACCAATGTTAAGAACACCATTACAAGGAAGTGGAACTTCAAACAACTTTACGGTGATTACAAACGATAGTAAAGCACCATACAGAATTAATGGTTTATATGTAGATTACATACCTTCAGGTAGGAGATAAAAACAATGGCAGGTTATATAAGACAAAGTACCTTCGTAGATGGCGATACAATTACTGCTGCATTATTTAACAACGAATACAATCAGTTAGTTAATGCATTTAGTAATACATCAGGTCACAAACACGATGGTACAACAGCAGAAGGACCAGTAATAGGTCTGATTGGGGATGCTGGTGAAACTTCTCCAAATAACAAAGTATTAATAGATACTACAAATAATCATATTGAATTTTATGTTGAAGTATCAAGTAATCCAGTACAACAAATCTATATAGCCGATGGAGCTATCATACCTGTCACAGATAGCGATGTAGATTTAGGTACTAGCTCATTATACTTCAAAGATGCTTACATTGATTCTATAACAACAACAGGTAATGTAAGTGTTGGTGGTAATCTTACAGTAACAGGAACAACAACTTTTAATGGTGGTACACTTACTTTAGGTGATGCAGCAGATGATAATGTAGTTTTTGGTGCAGATGTTAATTCAAACATTATTCCTAATACTGATAACACTTATGACTTAGGTAGTTCTTCACAAGAGTGGAAAGACTTATACGTAGATGGTATAGCTTATTTAGACGGTATCAATTTTAATGGTACTGCTATAACTTCTACTGCTGCTGAACTAAACATATTAGATGGAGTGACATCCACAGCAGCCGAGTTAAACATTTTAGACGGAGTTACAAGTACAACTGCAGA